ATTTTAGGTTTTCTTGTATCTCTTGTGTTAAAATTAATAACTGTTATACCAATTGAATTAGTAAAAATTTTACTATTTTTTAAAAGAGTGCTTTTTCTAGCAAAGGTTATTGAATTTAGTGTATTTTGAATAATATTTGTTAAAAAAGGCATTTTATTTAATGCTCTTGATATACTAGCTGCTGTTTCGTTATTGCTTTCAAAAGCTCTGTAAAAATAAGTATTACCTATAGGTGAACTTGCAGGGCTGCCAACAGCAACACCTGCTGTTACTGTACTTGCTGGATCTCCTGCTGGTGTTATTTGCGTAATAGTTTTAAAAAATTTTGTTCCAGTTTTAGTTGAGTTGTTTCCTCCTGTTATAGCTTCTGTTTGTGCTGTGCCATCTGCATCAGTACCAGTAACAGTAAAAGCAAAACCTGTGTCATTTCCAACAGATGTTATTGTTATTAGTCTTGGTACAGTAAGAGTTACAGAGCCACCTGAAGCTAAAGCTCCTCCTAAAACTAAATTTGTTTGATTAGCTACTTGAGCAGAAACAGATATTCCATCTGGATCAGCATCAGTTCCTGTTAATTGTGCTTCTGCTTGTAAAACATATAAAGTTCCATCAACGTCAGATATATGTATTACACTGTTAACAACAATGTTTTGATAAGCAGTAACAACAATACTTGCTAAATTACTTGTAATTGTTGGCTCAGTAAACTTGTGATGGTTTATCAATCCATTTCTTTTTATTACACCTCCCTCTGCTCTAAGAAATAAATTTTGTATTCTTTTAGCAGAAGCATTGTAAATATCAGAATCAGTTCTTGAGGATAACGATGGACTTACTTCACCAAATTGGAAGTTAGTAATAGGTACTCGTACTTTTTGCATCAACTACGCCTTTGAGTTACAAACCTTGATGTGTTTAGAGTACGATTAGTTTGTTGTTGTGAGTCTAAACCTCTTGCTTTAGCCATTGCCATTAAACCTTTTTGCTCCATTAGTTGAGATAGACTTGCATCTCTTATTAAAGCTACTGCAAACACACTAGCTAATGCGTATTCTACAGCCAACACAAAATATGAAGGCCAAAATTCTTCACTTACTCTAAATGTATAATCTAGTATTAATGAGTCACTAGAGTTAGCATCACAAAATATTTTATCCCCATATGATTGATATAATATTGGGAAATCATTTACTGTTACCGCATGAAGCATTAATGAGTCACTTGGTATTTGATAAGCTGAATCATATCTCCCAGTAGGAGCATCAGATAATTTATTTAAAACAGCTTGGTTAGTTGCAAATCTCCATCTTGTATTAACAAGTGATGATCTAGCAACATCTTCATACATACTAGAAGCAACAAGTGCTTCATTGTTTCCGTCATCAAACGAAGTAATAGGCTCTGCGCCTATCAAGATTAATGCCCTACTAGAAACATCTATAGGGGAGTTTGCCGAGGTACTTGTTACTGCCATATAAATAAATGGGGGGCGTTAACCCCCCACTCCTTTTAGTTATTAATCGCCATCAGTGTTGGTAATTACAACACCGTTGGTGATATCTACTACTGAACCATTATTGGCATTAACATACGCATGGGTAAGTACAGGTGTACCGCCAGTTGATGTTATTGTTATGATTATGTCATTCAAATTTAGTATATTCGCAGCATCATTAAAATATCCTGCGGTATTTGCATCCGCAATACTATCTGCTGAAGAGTAATACCAAAGTGCTTGACCAGAACCACCACCAATTCTGATTAGTGAAGAAGCTGTATAAGCCATATTTTAAACTCCTTTCACGAGTTCTAGTTGTTGTCGAGGACTTCGCAAACGCCATTGGCATCAATACCAACTGCGCCCATAGACATCATTGAAGTTGCTAGGTGAGAAGCTTTTTCTGCTATGTAATTTACTTCTGTTGAAACATCAGCATTTACGCCAAGTCCAATAGCACTAGTATGATAAGCAATATTCTTACCGCTTGTTACAGCAGACGTAGAGAATACTTTAAAGCCCATGAATTCTTTCATGGTCATTCCACCAGCAAAAGGTAAGCTAGATGGGCCAACATAGTCAGAGGAAGCAAATTGCTCGATTGCGAACAGATCAGCAAACCCTTTAGGGTGCATCGCTAAATATCGCTGTCCGTCTTCTGGGACATTTTGTGTTCCCATAGTTTCAAACAATGATAATATATCAGCGACTTGAAGAGCTGAACTAGTGTCGTGAATTGAAGTTCCACCAACAGCGTCCATAGCTGCATAAATTAGTTCGTCAGTCTTACGACCTAGTGCGGCGGCAGCAGATTGTGCTACAGCTTGACGTTCGTTGATATTAGTTTTCAACTCATCTAATTTATCAATGTATTCAGCAGCGTAGAAGTCAGACATTGTTACTTCAACGGTTGTGTGCGCTAACTCCATCGGGCTTATGTTGCCGTTTCTTGATTTAGTTGACGCAGAGCCTGTACCTATTTTTTGGAATCTTGCTACACTACCAGTAACATTAGTAGTACGAACAGTATTCCGCAGCTTTGAACCCATACGTTGATACGCGAGATGCACATCAGATTCAAACTGCTTAATAAAGGCTGTGTCGATTGTATTAGCCATTTTTTCAGTTCCTTATTAAAGTTGCATTTTGAGTATCTTGAGTGTCCGCTCTGTCATATCAATGCAGGTATCCTTACGGGCTGCTCAATGAATTACGGGTCTTGATGCAAAAGCGTAAACATTCTTTCTGTGTTGATTGCAACGCACAAAATGAGCCATATTAAAACCATTTTCATTAGCGTACATTTCTGTAAGTTCAAATCCTAACCAACCTAACCATTGAAGCATCTTATGATTGCCTTCCCAAGTATCAACAACAATTTCATGGTAGTGAGTGTGTAAAAAATCAATTAACTTAGGGGATGCTTTAACAAAAGAAAACCAATTGCTTTTCATATTCTCAGAAAACACAGACCACATAATACCTTTTTGATGTGTAATACCTGTAACACCTACAATAGCTAAAGGTTCTTTATCATTCTCTACAACAAAAACATCTGGTGTTTCAGAGTATTGTATTAATGCTTTCATTAAATCTATTTTATAAACCGCTTCAGCTTCAAATAAATTTTCTACACTCATTGTGCTATACATAGGAATAATGTGACGTTTTTGTATGGGAACCATTCTCAGGCCCCCATGCTTTATAAGGATTTTATCCATATAATTTTTTAAACCCATCGTCTACTTGCTTTACAAAGTTATCGTCACGAACAGTTGCGTTCCAATATCTTTCGTCTTTCATCATAGTTTGCAAGTCTGCTTCTCCAAAAGTTGCAACAGGATTAGACTCTAAACTTATTTGTGTGTCTTTGTTTTTAGCCATAACATGCTCAATAAGCATTATACCTTCTGCTGTTTCTCCAAGCTTTTCTACAGCACCGCTTAACTCTTCTGGAAAAAACTTATTAGCAAACATACTAACAGCTTCTATCCTAGAGTTTGCATCATCGCCAAGTTTTTCTGCTTCAGCTTTTAAATCATTTTGAGGAAGAGAACTTTCTATTCCTTTAGCATACATCTCTATGCCTTCTTTAAACTGCTCTTGACTAAATCCATTATTAAAAGCGTGTTCAGACCACCAGCTAAGAAGATCATTATCTGTTGCTGCTTCTGCATCTACAATATCAGGAAGCTCATAATGACCTACACTTTCTGGTCTATTCATAAATCTTTCTGCATCATGTTCTTTAATAATGTCATCTCTTTTAGCACCAAGTTTAGATTCTAACTCAGTGTAAGATTTAGCTAATTCTGCTGGATCATTAAATTTTTCTGGCAGCCACTCAGGTCTTTCTGGTGGTGCTTCTTCTGGTGTGCTTTGTATAAGTGTTTCTGTTTCTGCTTCTTCAGCCATTTGTTTTTATCCTGTGTGCATGATTAATTCTAGTTTCTATTAAACCAACAACATATCTTTGACCCTCGATATGTCTTAGCTCCTCAGTGGTTACATTAGCACCGTGAACGATTTCAATAGTTATGGTTCTTAGATAACGTAAAACTTCTTTACCAGTATCAGAACTAAATAAATGAGCAATGTTTTGACTTATTTGCTCATCTACTTCTTTTGTTCTTTGATATCCGTCTACTCCAACATTTATTTGCTTTGTTTGTTTTTTACTGCTCAACTACTTGCTCCTGTTGTTGCGGCTCCCCTTGCATCATTTGTTGCTGTTGAGCCATTTGTTGTGCCATCGCAACTAACTGCTTACGCTCTTCTTCGTCGCGAATCAAGCTATCTGGTACACCAAATTTCTTAGCAAGGAAAGCAGCAGTTTCCTCAGAGTTAACAAGAAGCTGCATCATCTCTGGTCCAAACCTACCTTGGATAAGCTCTAAGAACCTAGCAACAGAGGTAATATCTTGGTTAGCTTGCGCTTGTGCTAGTGGAGATACAGACTTAATTTTCACTTCTCTGCCATTAACAGTAGGTAAATCTATTCTTCCTTGTTTCTTTAGTATGTAAATAACTCTTTGCAATACTGGCTGCACTAACTCTGCTTGCAATCTACCAAATGCAGAGCCAATCCTTCTTGATAAATCAGCCATACGCTCTGCAACCTCAGTAGCAGATGCAGGAGTTCTATCTGGATTGCCCAGCATATCGTTATACAATGCACGTTTAATATTTAATCGCATATCGCCAAGAACAAGTTGAGCTACATCAAAGCCACCTGCTGCTTGTATTGGTTGTAATCCTGCTGATCCAATAGCTTTTGGTATTATAGATCCGGGAACGAGCTGTATTGTATCAGGGTTAACAACACCATCATCATCCATTTGGTATATACCAGAGATAGACATCTGTGCGTTTTCAAGTATTAGTTCTATTGTTAGGTTAGTTGTTTTAATTGCAGAGAGTGCGTTCATTAATGGCCCACGCCCATACACTTCACCTGCACATTTAGACCAACGAAAACAAATAAACGGATTAGAACCCACACCTGACATCTGTTTAAAGTAAATAATAGACTGTGTAGTCATACAAAAAGCATAGCTAAGATACGCTTCTTCGTTTCTTTTAGAATAATCACGGCATATTAACTCAAGAATAGTAGTTGTATTATCTGTACCATTCATCATCATGTTTTGTATTTTGTCGTTTAGAATAGCATCAGGATATAATATCTCTATTTGATCAAACCTAATACCTTTTCTTTCTCTAAATACATGATCAATACGATCATCAGGCCCAGTATCAAGTATTACATGTGGTAGTGGTATCGCAGAAAACCTTATAGGGTTTAGCGAGTCACCTTCTTCCGCAGCCAAGACGCCAGTCCCGACAGCCAAGTCCATAAAAGACTCATGCACTTCTTGGGAAAAGTTAGAATTTTGGAGTATTTCAAAAACATATTCAGTTACCTCATCTAGTTCATTGTTAACAAAATCTCTTTCTGCTTTAGGAACTTCAGAACCAGAAGTAAGA